ATGCGCAAAGCGTTTGGAGCCAGCTTCAAGACATAGTCAAACCTAAATAGGGCGAATCTGCCACAATTAGTAAAAATTCATGCATTTATACCGTGCCAAATGTCGCCAAAATGTCGATAATTGGTCCCAAATATTGTCGATTTTTGTTACGGATTTATGTAAAAAGGTAACAAGCAATTCGGAATTTTACCGAATAGAAACCTATAAGTTCACAAATTGGGAACTTTTGTAAACCTTTAGAATAACTTTTTACTTACAGAAAGTGTATGTAATTTTTCCAAAGGCTGGAATTGATATTGAAAAATATATTTGTTATCTAGATAGCTAACCGACGCGCTCGGCTGGATCAATGAATTAACCCCAGCACCTAAGTAAATTCCTTTCGGTTTTTGGACAATTGTCTTGGTTTCGGTGTTGGTTATTGTATTCGTTACGACTGGTATTTTAAAATCGCTTGTTGCGGTCATTTTTAGCACCTCTCCCAAGACTTCACCGCTCACGTTGGTACTTCCATACTCAAAAGGAAAAGACGCGTTAAACTGGCTTATTTTAGGCTTATAATCGATTAGGATTGTATCCCTAATAATTTGTGATTTTATGCCAATTTTAGGCACATAAACTGTGTCTTTAACCTCTAGCATTAAAGTGTCCGTTTTTGTCACGGTTTCAAACTTGTAAACGATTTCGCTTTCAGGTCTTGGAAAAATTACAAAAGCCAGCAAAACGCCAATTAAAAACGAAATAATTGCAATTCGTATGCGCTCGTCGTCAAGTAACTGTCTCATTTTTTGGCTTTAAATTGTAGATAACAAACAACCAGGCGCTGATCCATACGCGGAAAGTCTCGCTCCATTACTGGGTCAGTTACACAACGCGCGACAAAATCGCTTTGGCTTTCGGCTGGCTTTGGCTTAGGTAATGGCATTATTGTTCAATAAAAAGATTGTCTTGTTCCAATATTTTTCTCAGCTCTTCGCGGCACCATTCGTAAGCATGGTAAGTTTCGCTGGATAATTCTTTGTACTTCATCTCTGAGCGCAAAAGCTGGTCAAAGTTCCAAATTGCGCTCTTATAATTTTCGCCGTTAATTGCCGCTTGGAAATCGTAATTTTCTTCGGGTAAATAAAATTCAAGTATTGCTTTCATAACGGAAATTTACAACTGTCTACCAATAATTCCCAAGTGTCAATATTTTTACCTCTAATTCGTCGACCTTCCAAAGTTAAAATGCGGCCTCCTGTCGGCTTTATTGGTGCGCCACGTTCAACGTGCCAACCGCCAAATCCGTCCTCATACTCTTCCTTATAGCATCCAACAATTGCCAGGTGGATTTGCTTTTGGACTAACTCGTGAAAATGTTTGCCTGGGTTGTACTGTATTGTATCGCGTGCATCGTTACGACTTGCGTTCTCGTGTATGTGACCCATCACAAATACGTCCATATTTTCGTATAATTCCAGCGCTCTAGTTAGGTTTATTGCGCCCTTGGTCACTACTGCGCCACCGCCCGCGCCATGCATATACTTTAAATTTTTTGTCATGAAAGTGTTGGTTTCTAGTTGCTTTTTAATGACTAGCCAACCCCCATAACCCCCAGTATATACGCTTGTCTTGTTGGTATAATTTAGCAAATCAACAAAGCGCTGCAATGGATCAGTTTCCAAGTTTTTGATAATTGCGGTCTCGTGGTTTCCGTAGCCGATAACAGTTAACAAATTAGCGTAAGGTGTCCACCATTCTACCGCGTCTTCAATTACCGCGTCTATGTAATTAGCTTTATTATGCTCGGGTAATACGTCCTTTTTGCTTCGCCTGGGATCGTATTTACCTTGCATCATGCAAAAGAAATCGCCGTTTATAAATATTGGCATTTCTTGGTCTTTGCAGTAGTCTAAATGGCGCTTTAATTTCTCGCGATCACATTTGGGATTGTCCCAATGTATGTCCGACAATAAAGCAATTTTGGACTCTGTTTGGCCGAGGCTTATTTGGTGCAAATTCCTCGAGATTTTTTTGATTTCCATTAAATAGGAATGTAGGTTGTTTTGCCTCCCGACCGAACGGCCTTTAGCTTTTGCTTTCTGTTTCCGCTTTTAACATAGCTGACGTGGACCCAGTCGGGATTAAAATCTGTCCCAAACTCCCATATTAGCTGGTCAAAATCTAACTTGTTTTTTATGTAATCAAAAACCATCCTATTAGTGACCTCGCCTTTGCTTCCATCCATATCGATGTCAATGGCTTGGCCTTTGCAATGCTGGGAGCTTGCGCTTCCTTTTATAAAATCATTTAATGCCTTTGATCTGTAACCGCTAGAAATAAAAATAGGCGTTTTAAAATGCTCTCTTATTGGCTCAAATACTTTGTCCGCTAGTAACTTGAAATTTTCCAAATGCTCGGCGGTTGGCGTGTTGTCAATGCCTTGGCGCTTGGCCGTGTCGCTCCTGGTAATCTCGGCAAGGTTTAAATTAGGACTTATTTTCATTGTCTGTTTTTTTAAATATTTTTTCGGCTGCCGTAATACCTAAAGCGGCCGCACTTAATGCAGCCACGGAATAAACTAGAGCGTCGTTAGGATTAAAATACAAAGTCCAACAAAGAGCAATGGCAGTAAGGACGCCAACAAGCCTTTTGCTGGATGCTTGCCCATGCTCGGATAAAAATCCTTTTGCCCATGTAAAAAAGTTTTTCATCGTCCCTGGCCTCTGTAAGTTTTTGGTTTTTGCTGGCTCTTGGAATAAGACTTTTTAGCTTTTCCGTTTCTACGCTTGCCAAAAGAGGTTAGCTTTAAATTTGAGTTACTCCCCTTTTTCATTTTTGTGCTTTTCAAATAATGCCTTTTCGTTCTTGATTTTGAATACTAGCCAAACGATTGAAAGGCAAGAAATAATTACCGTTAGGAAAATATTTACATTCATTAAATCCAGACTCTGGAAGACGTTGGCAAGGATTGCCGCAACCGTGCTTGGTAGTCCTATTTCGTCCTTTTGGAAAATATTCATCTCATTTAATTGCTTTTCGTTTAGTAAAAATAAGTCATTTATAGGGGAATAAAAAAAGGCTATTTCTAGCCTTCTAAATCCTTGGTAATGGTTTACTACTACTTTTCCTTTAAAGCCTCGTAAAGCGGCCCTAAAACAAGCACAGTAAAGCCTTTGGCCTTTACCTTTTCCTTTACTAAATCAGCGTCCGATTTGCTTAGCTCAATGTCTCCCTCGGAATAGTAAATTTTCTTAGCTAGCTCGTAAATTCTTATTGGGTCGTCTTTCTCTTCAGCAGAAAACAAAGCGTTTCCAACCATCTTAGACAAGTACATAAACTCGCCGTTCTCGTTGGTAATTTTGTTGCCTTCGATGTCAGTTAAGGCAATTGCTAGGTTTACAATCATATAAGTGTTAAGTTTAATTTTTCGGCAATATAGGTAAAGGCATAATTGTTGTCGCCGTCCCAAGCCAAATAATTTTCTCCATCCATTGTAATGTTGCCTTCAGCAAGCGTTTGACCAATTACCAAAGGCATTGCCTCTGTTCCTTCACCGCTTGCACAAAGAGAATAGTAAAACGAGCAAAAACTTTGCAAGTTGTCGTTAATTATGTAGGCGTTTAATAAGTTAGCCTCTTGGCTTTCGCCGTTTTTCCAAATTGTTACTGGAGAAATTGTTTTCATAAGTTTGTTTGTTTAATATGTCTCTGTATTCTTGCTCATTAGTTTTTTTTATTTTACTAAACTAATCTATTAATTGTTGCTTGAAAAGAATCTCCATTTGCTCTTTTATTTTGTATAGATATAACACCACCGCTCACAGTTATATTCCATTTACTCGCAGTATCAACAGTAGTTGTATAATTTCCTGAAGGGTTACTAACTAAAGTTAATACTCCAGCCGCCATCAATAATATGCACCCTTCACCTGTATTGGTTGTTTCGTAAATTGCTATAATTCCATAGCTTACACCAGATGCTAAAGTTGCTGTAGTATTTAATGCTGGTGCCACATTATTATATGTAACGACATGACCTCCTCCTCCTACTGCTGCCGCCGTCACGCTGCTTGAAAAAGTAGCTGCTCCTGTGGAGGCTATGGTTAAAGCACTTATTGAATTTGTTCCAATAACTAATGATGAATTTTGTTCATTCATTAATGCAAAGTTGTCACCGCCTCCGCTTGGATAACCAAAATACCCTCTTCTTGTAGTTCCATTTGATTCATACCAAGTTTGAAACTGTGCGCTAGTTGCACTTCTATTTGATTGTAACCAATTATTTGCAACTCCAGAAACAGTAAGTAAACCACTAAACCGCCCAGTCCCGTTAACGTCTAGCTTATAGCCAGCGTTTGTCGGAGAGTTGCTAATGCTAACATTTCCATCTGTAAAGATTTGAAATCTTGAGGTATAAGAAGACCCAGTACCTACAATAAAATCTTCATAGGAATTTAAAACTATTAATCCTTCTGCAATTCCATTACCTGTTATTATTGAAAAATTTCTAAATGGTAAAACACTTAAATCTCTTCCGTTATTTACTGCGTTTATATTATGAACTCTTGATTCTGAACCAGCAGTAATTCTAATTAATGGTAATCCTGAGGTAGAAATATGTAATGGAGTTGCTGGTGTATTTGTTCCAATCCCAAGCCTATCATTTGTTGCATCCCAAAATAGGTTAGACTCGCTGCTAATTGTTGTCGTTCCTGTAAAATAAGCAACTTGGCCGCTTGTCCCTGTTCCAGTTACTGGGTTAGTCAAAGCGTTTTGTTTGCCGTTAAAGGTTGTCCAATCGGTACTAGATAACAAGCCATTTTGAGAGCCGCTAGCCGTTGCAATTGCTAAGGTTATAGTTCCGCTTGTTGTTATCGGAGTTGAGCCAATAGTAACGCCGCTAGTCGCCGAGGATAAGCCGACAGAGGTAACCGTTCCAAGGTTGGAAGTTTTATTGTTAAACGTCGTCCAATCCGCCGAGCTTAAAGCGCCTCTATTTGTCGCGCTTGCCGTTGGTAGGTTAAACGTATGGGTATCCGTTGCGCTAGAAATTGCAAAGTCCGTTCCGCTAGTCCCAACCGTTAAATATTGCACTTGGCTAGTAAGTCCGTTTAATGCAGTCAAGCCAGTTGTAAACGTGGTAATAACTTGGCATAAATGGTTGTTTTCTGTATGCAAAGTGATCGTACGGCCTGAATGTGTAACGTAGTATCTTAGTGCCAACCTATCTGTTAAAGCCAAGACTGTCTCGGGAACTGCTAAGGTTGAGAAATATGGGTTTATATTAGTTCCAAACGCAATTAACTCAGGCGTTCCGCTACTTGTTGCAATTAAAGTAAATGTTGTGCCGTTATACTTGTAAAGCTCAACGTAAAAAGTAGGTGAGCCTCCGCCACTTGACGCGCTAAAATAGGTTTCTAAGTTCCAATTTCCAGCTGGGATAAGTAGTTTATTAGGGTCGCCAGCATCTGTAATAAACGAGGCAATATATCCATCTGCGTTTATGCTTATGTCAGTTCCAGCGCCAAATATTGGCGTTTTGTTAAGTTCCTTATAAGCTACGCCACCAATTGTGCCTTGCGAAACAGAGCCGTTCAAATAGTAACTAACCGACGAACCGCCGCCCGTAGTTGCTGGAAAGTCAGCCAAAGAGCCATCGCCTCGAATGTATTGCCCAACCGTACCAGCGCCAGTAACTGCCAAAGTTCCAGCCGTAGTAACTGGACTATTTGCAACGCTAAATGCCGCTGGCATAGTTAACGCAACCGAGGTTACAGAACCAGTCCCGTAGGCCGTAGAATCAACTGATCCATCCGCCTTTAAAAATTGTGAAGACGTTCCGCTAGCCTTTACAAATGATCCAGCCAAAATAGATTGCGCGCCAAGGTTAACCGTGGTAACGGCTCCAGTATAAGGCACATAACCGCCGCTTGAATTTTCCCATTTGCCAGTTGACGAATTGTAAACCAATACCTGGCCGTTTGCTGGCGCCACAATTGTTACGTCGCCCAATTCTGACAAATTAATGTCGGTCCTATCTACGTTCTCCCATTTGCTAGTTGTGGAATTATATTGCAAAATTTGACCATTGGTAAGCGCTGAAATGTCAACGTCAGTTAATCCAGCCAAGCTACTTGGTGAGCCTTGCAAAAGCGTTGCCTTTGTTGTTTGCTTATTTAATCCGTCTTGCCAAATTAAAACAATGTCGTTGTTGCCAACACTTGCCGCAATTGGGAAATCTATAAATCGTCTATTTGCCATCTTTAGTTAATTGGATAAACGTAAGCGGTTGGAACTTGTCCAAAGGTAATTCTTGCCACTCGACTTGCCAAGTCATACTCCCAGCCAATTACTTGCAAACGTACGGTTGAGAATCCAGTATATACTAGTTGTGTACCTATATAACCATTTCCAAACGTGTCGCCCTTGCGTCTAAATGACCCCTCCAAGCGATAGCTTAAAGCGTTGTAAATAGTCAACACATTACGAGCGTAACAATCGCGCAAACGTGGTGAATAGCCGCCTAGTAAAGCTTGGTTTTCAAAGCTTATGTTTGTTTGCGAATAGGTAATTGAGCCGTTTGCATTTACTTGCAAAAGAAATGTCGATACCTGGTAATCGTTGGAATTAGAGTCTTTTAAAAAGACTTGAATTTGTACGTTTGCCTCGCCTGTATAATCGTAATCGTCAAAGGTTACCGTTAAATTTCTTTGTTGGCTGGAAATAGTTGTAACAATTGGCAAAACTGCCGAGCCTGTCGGAATTGTTCCCGACAAACTATTTACCAAAACAAAAGTACTTGAAATAGTAAATCCGCTTGCCGCCACATATTGTCGTTGATATTGACCATTAACAACGCCGCCAGTAAAGTCCAAAGTATTGGACCCTAAAGTATCGGTTAATCTGTTTACCTGCGTAACCGCACCGCTCGGCACCTGAATAATGCCAGGTGTTGACGCCAAAGACTTTTCGACAAATACAATGGCTGGTAAATCGCCAACTTTAAGCCAATTTTTAGAGGCGGTAATTGCTAGATCGCTAAACCTTAACGTATCGTCTCGCAAGCTAGTATAAGCTCGGGCCGTCTCGTAAATCTTTGTTACTTCGCTTGGGTTTCGCTTACCTTCAAAGGTTGGAATTATCTTTGCCGCAGTTACTACCGCGCTGCCAGTCTCGCCAAAAAACTTAAGTTCAATGGACAAAAAGCCAGCCGTTGGCAAAACAAAAGAAGACAGTTTAAACTTTCTTGTGTCGTCGTCTTTAGTTGAATAAAAAACGAAAGTATTATAAGCCTCGTCCCATGCCAAAAGATTTAAAGAGCCAACAATACTTGTTCCCAAGTACCTAATTGTTCCGCTGCTATCGACGTGCTTTAAAGCAATAGCCAAACCGCTTGCTAAAGTCGAATAATTAATATCAACCTCTAAATCCAAACTTAATCCAGCAAAGTCCAAGAAAATTGGCTTTGATGTAATCGGCTCGTCTGTTTCTTCGCCATTTGCCATAAATCGAATATCCCAAGAAACGCCTTGCTCGTCGTCGTAACCGCTTTGCGCTGGAATGTTATTGGGAAAAATTTGGATAACTGGCGAGTCGGGATCAGGCGTTATGGTCCAATCAAAAGGTTTATAAGGTCCCTCAAGAAACCAGCTGGATTCGTTAAAGCTTTCGCCATTTGTAATTATTGACTGACCCAAGCCGCCTTGTTTAACCGTTAGCTTTTTAATTGGTCGCTGGTATTGCAAAAGCTGGTCGCCGCCAACTGGAATCCAAGTTGTGTTGGCCGCGTCTTGGTCGCCAATTATTTCGCTTTGGTAACCTTCAAAATAGTTAAACATTATTCTATTGCTTCCACTATCTGCAACGCCTACAAAAGTATTTTCGCCAAAGGTTATATATGAATAACTGTTTAAACTTGGTGACGCCGTTGCGGTCCAAGTAATGGCGTCAGTTGAATAATAAATTCTATCTGCACCACTCGAAACAACTGCAACATAGTACCCATTTCCGTAAGTAATGCCAAGAGGATTAAAATTAATATTTGCATTACTCCAAGTAATTCCATTTGTTGAATAACGGCTTCCAACTGTAAATTTTCCGTTTGCAAAATGAATTGTTAATGCACCAGCAATGATGTTTTGCTGAGTCCAATTAATTCCATCGGGTGAGGTCATAAAAACACCTCCGACAACACCGCCTGACGCAACTGCAACAAAAACACCGTTGCCGTAAGCAACGCCTGTAAACGTTGCATTCATTGCCGAGCTTCTACTTGTCCAATTAATTCCATCGGGTGAGGTCATAACTCGGTTGCCGCTTCCAGTATCTGAAACTGCAACAAATAAGCCGTTCCCGTAAGTAATATCCTTCCACCAATTATTTGCGGCTGGCGTTCTGCTGGTCCAATTTAGTCCGTCTGTTGACGTAAAAACGAACCCAGTTAAAACGCCTGAAATATTAGCATAACCAACACCAACAAATAAGCCATTTCCATAGGCTATTCTATCGCAATTCCACCCACTTGGTGTTAAATGCGTCCAATTTATTCCGTCATAGGAATACGAGCGAAATACTGCGCCCGTAGCTACAAAAATTCCTTTGGCATACACAATACCACGAAAAAAGGTAGCACTATAATTAATATCTGTCCATTGCGTAATGGCCGTGCTAGTGTTGTTTGCAAAACTTTCAATTACTGATCCATCAACGTAGCTATGTACATAAATCATGGTCCCCTCAATGTTTCTAGCAATTGGTCGCTGAATTAACCAACGCCCGTTTTTTTGTAGCAAAATCCAGCCAAAAGTGCGACAAATTTCTAGTAAGAAATCGTAGGCGTTTATTGCTAATTCGTCAAAAGTAAAGTCTTGCACTAGTAATTGCTCGCCCTCTGCTTGGTCAAAAATGGACTTTGTATTGTCCATAACAAGGCCCTCGTATAGATCATTGCAAACCTCAATATCTAGCTCTAAATCTAATCGGTTTAATGTCTCAAAAATAAGGCTTCCAAGCTCGGTGTCTACGCTAGGTCCAACTAAATCCACTTCTTTAAGTTGCGCCAATCCATCGGTTGCCGTTACGACAACTGGGTAAGGCGGGTCTTGAAATGGCTCGCCAGTAATGTCGTTTAGTAAGTAGCCTTTAAAGACAATGTTTCCCTCAAATTTATGCACAACTAAAAACTCGCGGTCAGAATAGCTAAAGAAATTTCTAAAGTCGGTTGTTTCCGTTGAGTAAAAAGAAATCGTAAAGGTCGTGGACATTATCGGCGTTGTAATGTCCTCGTTGTCTTCGCGCTCGTATTTGTGCGTTGCTGGTTGTTCGGTTGCAATTAACTCCGTTGAGCTGGCAACAAAACCGTCCTGGTAAATTTCAACTAGGTTTGAATAGTTGTCGACGTCCTTAAATGGAATTGTGTATTTTAAGCCGTATGCCATTGTTTAGAATTTTCTTGCCCTTGTTTTATTTGCTCTGTTCAACGTGCCAACTAAAGAGTCGCCGCTAATTGTAAAGGTAACATTTCCGCCCATCATGTTTTGCAATTTGCTTAAAGGTGCAATTACTTCAGGATTTGTTTTGGCACCTGAATATTCGCCAACAAGCGCCGCAGTTGGACCGCTGACAATTCCGCCATTTGCAAAAGGTATTAAACCGCCAAGCTGACCGCCGCCGCCTAATCTTTAAATATGTTTTTAAATCCGCCTGATCCAGCGCCAAATCCTGACAAACCAACACCTCCAAGCAAAAGGTTTAAAGCAAATGCAGCCGCAGCGGTTGCCGCCAATTGTATTGCCATTTTTTTAAGTCCATCCAATAAAGAGGCAAAACCAAATTGTCCCGTTTCAAACATTTCTGTAAATGATTGAGCCAACAATGGCCCAAAAATGCCCGACATTTCAAGACCTAAATCTCTTTGTTCTTTAAATTGTTGGTTTAACAACATTGCGTTTTCAATGTGCAACTTGTCCGCCTCGTCCATTTCAGGCGTGTAAGTTATACCTTGCGATAAATCGGGAGTGTCTAGCGGCTGGCCTGTTACTGTTCCTTTAGTTGTAAACGCTGCATAAGCATCGTCCACGTTGCCGATTTGATTTAGTAAAGGACCTTTTTCTTGTACTTTATTAATAGAGCTGGCAACATCCTCAATTTTTTTATTAAATTCTTTGGTTGCATAAGTTATGTCTTGAAATCCTATTTCATAACTTCTTGACAATTTTTGTACTTGCTCCTCTTCTTTTTTTAATTGCTCAAGTCTTTGTTTATGCGCTTTTTCTCTAGCTGCGGCTTGCTTTTCGGCTTCTTTAGTATTTGTTTTAGTTTCTTGGGTTGTTGTTGCCGTTGCGCTTGCTAGTAATTGCTCGGATGCGGCTTGCTCTTTTCTTAATTTTACATAGGTTTGAAATAATGCTTTTGAATCCTCAACAGTATGACCTAAACGAATCATTTCGTTTAAAAACTTTGTTTGTGATTCGCCGCTAATTAAAGTTGAGATACTTAAATTATCGAATTCGCTTGCAGCATCTTTTACGGTCCTTGTTAAATCATTTGTTGAATCGTTAACTCTTAATAAATAAGTTCTCGCCTCATCGCTAGACTCTGCAATTGTTTTAAACGGATTCATTAACTCAAATATTTCGCCCATATTTCTAAGGGACGAAATCACATTGTTAAGGTCCTTTACAAACCAGTTAATAAAGCCGCTAGACGAGTCGCCAATGTTTTTAAATAGCTGGGTAATATTGTCCTCTAAGTTTGAAATGGCGCCGCCAGTAGTCTTGGAAATAGCTTCCATTGATCCAGCAACTCCCTCCAAGTTTCCAAGGCTTAATAAATATTCTTGTATTGCCTTGTCAGATTTTGCAACCTCGGTTGTTATTCCTTTAAAAGTAAATTGTACAACGTCACCTTGTTGACTTGCTTTAATACCAAACTCTTTTAAACGCTCAAATTCTCCTGTTTGCGCGTCAAGTATTGCCTCTGTTAATTGGTCGAATGATTTACCAACCGAGCTTGCAAGGTCGCCCATTTGGCGCATTTGTTCCATTGTTGGAACAAAACCGCGATTGGCTAATTTTACAAATGAGTCGGTTAATTCGTTTACTTGAAATGGTGTTGATGAGGCAAAATTTACAATTTGATCCATTGCCGCTTTTGCGGCTGAATTACTACCTAAGGCCGTAGTTAGTACGGCTTCCATTTTTTGGAATTCAACGGTAGTGTCTAGGATTGCCTTGCCAAAAGAAATAAGCTGGTCAACTGCAAAAACGCTAGCCAAGGTTTTACCAACCTCCGAAAAAGTAGACGACATTTTTTTTGTCGAGGCAATCGATTCATTGTTGCTTTTAACAACGCTTTTGCTTATGCCGTCAACCTCCGATTTTAACTCGGACATTGCCTTGTTAAAGTCTTTTAACTGCGCGACAATGTCAACGTTTAATTTTGCGCTCATTGTATTTTGTTTGTTATCGTGTCAAAACTGGCTTGTTCTTCAAATTTAAGGTTTTGCCAAGTAAGTCCAATTTCATAGGCTTTTGCCTTTTCTTCAGCGGTTGGAATTACGATTGGCTTGGCGTCTATT